CTGCCTCAAGATTAGAAGTCTCGCGCTCTATCCAGATGAGCTAACGGCGCATTAAACTTTACTTTGACTCCATCAACCAGGTGTTAGCCGTATCCATCCAGTCAAGAACCTCAGGATCGAGCTTCTCACCGTTACGATATGCACTGAACACCTCGCAGAACTTCTGTTCTACGGCCATGACACCATCATTCAGAGTCGGCAACGAAAACATTTCTACTTGCATAATCATTCTCCATAGCTTACTATATATACAATATAGTCTATTTTCGACTAAATGTACACAACTATTTTACTCCGAAAGCCACTTGGCGATTGAACCAAACTTGAGGTTGAGATTATACTCAAGGATCTCAAGACCGTAGTGTTTGAACTCTTCTTCAGAGATACCTTCACCGAAAGCAATGTGCTCGATTGCACGTTCACGCGTGCAGTTGTTCATTACCTTCTGCATATCATCGACCTGACAAACAAACTCATAAAAGTTGTTTTGCTGGGTTACAGCCTCTTGTGCAATCTGCCTGTCAAGCTTATCAGATAGATAAGTCATGTCAGCATCGAATGCATCAATTGACGCGAAGCGATAGTCGGCGCCTGGACGGCTGCCATACACATCCTTGTAAAGATCAGAGAAGATGCAACCGTCTTTAGAGTTTGTGAGAGCGTTGATATCACGAAGAGTAATCATAATTAAAAATCCTTATTCAGTGAGAGTGTTGATATCACGAAGAGTAAGCATAATTAAAAATCCTTATTCACAGTTGGTATTACCATTATATACAGTTTTGAATTAATGTACACAACTATTTTTATTATTTGTGCATCTGAATGCCTTCGATGAAAGGCGAGATCTTCGTGGCAGAGTACTGCACGCCGTTGATCTCGAAGAACCAACGACCGCCGAAGGTATCCGTGTTGCTAACCCATTCGATTTTGAACGGTACCATATCACGGAACATGGCAAAGCCCCAGGTCCACTTGCGTCCGGTGCGGAGTTCGAAAGCACCACCAGAGAGAGTTGTGATCATATTTGTTCCTTTCATCATCATATACCCAGTATACCTTCTTTTGATAATAATGTACATAAAAAAATGCGCCCAGAATCAATCCGAGCGCATTTTTTTGATTAGTATTTGAAGATTTCTTTTCGCCAGTATTGGCCATCGGCTTCTGAAAAGCCGGGCTGACGTTCCCAGAATTTCATTTTCCGTTCGGCGATCGCGAGCTCATTTCGAGCGTCGGTGCGTTCGCGGAAATCTTCGGTGGTTTTGGCGATGTGTTGAAGGACGAAATGATTGTACGAGTGTTTAGCCCATTGTGAATTGGGGTTTAAGCGGTTTAAAAATGATGGGTTGAAGTCGGAGTTTTTCGCGTTACCGGAGTCATAAAAAATAGCCATGATTGAGTTTCTTTCCTAAGTTGAAAGATCACTCTACCATGGCTATCAATATTTGTACATCTATTTTTTGCGACCGATGTTGTACTTGGTCACAAGGTTCCACTCATCCTTCTCCTTGAACGGAAGGATCTTGATCTGATTCATAGGTGTCAGAGGATCATCGGTTGAACCTTCCTCGGCCAGCTTAATCAGACCCCAATCGACCAGAAGATTCGTGATAGCATTTCTACGACCCTTATCCTCATCCGAGAAGTTTGATGGTTTACCGTCCAGAGCAAACAGCTCCTTGAAGTGGACGATATAGTATTTGCCCTGCTTGTGCAGGATATGGCATGATTGGTATAGCGTCTTGTCCTTACGTGATGCGACACCGATTCGTGTCAGCGTCTCACGGACCTTAAGGAAGTCGTCTTCCTCACCCAGCTTTATTTCGATTAAACTATCGACTACGTTCATTTCTAACTCCACCCTTATCAAGTTTATTTTTTATTGTTTTCATTTGATCCGGGGAAAGTAACTTAATTGCGGCTTTGGCCTTTTGACGGTTGTAGCCGTAGTAAGACATTACCAGTTCTAAATCACTATCCTTATCTTTCTTCACCCATTTTGAATACCGTTTGCTGGGTCGTACAATATTTATTAGAAACGAATATTGCAACTTGTTGTCCAGTCCATGATTGCAGTTCATCATGTTGGCCAGCTGTACGGTGTCGGCGAAGTAGGATAGTGCCTTGTTGGTAATGAATGGTGCGTATGACTTCTCGGCAAGCTGATCGTTCTCAGTGCCTTTCATCAGGTTCTTCTTGGTGGAATTGATACTAGTTACAAAATCAAACGGTGTCATCCTGCTGTCTGCCCTTCATAATCACTTCGGCAGACTTATCAAAGAAGTCTGCACATTTCTCACAGATCTCAAGAGAGACCGGTCCGTCATCGGTGTCTAGCCGCATTTCATGGAACGGTTCAATCTTGAGATACTTTTCTTCACATATGGCACATGTTTTGTTCCGGTTGAACCAGGTCATAGGAACTCACAGTCCGCCATGACTTCGGTGAGACAGGCAGTCAGGTTGATCTCAGGATCAGCTGCGAATGCATTCTGATACTGATACTTTGCAAGGTGGAGGACCAATATCGCTATGGAGTCAGGCTTGATGTAGTCCTCCGCCTTGTCAAAGAAGGCACGGAAGAACTCGGTCGTATCCATGTCCGACTCTGCAACCCACTTACGCATCGCACTGAAGTTTCGGTCCTTCAGGTATGATATAAGTTTGGCAAGTGCATTGTCAGAGAAGTTGGATAGAATACCCGAGTCAATGTTCCCCGTAGCAGAGTACTGCTGGAGTTCATTGAGAACACGACGCCAGTCGGGGAAGTGCTTGGTCAGAACCTGAGCAACAACCGCCTTCTCGAACGGAACGTTCTCCTTCTCGAGGATGACAACCACACGCTTCATGAACTGAGCTGCGAGGTTTGCCATCTCTGCCTTAGAGATCTTGAAGTTGATGACCGAACACCGTGACTGCAACGGCTCGATGATACGATCCTTGAAGTTGCAGGTCAGGATGAAACCACAGTTAGCCGAGAACTCTTCCATGAAGTTACGGAGAGCCGGTTGGGTAGACTGTGCGTTAAGATAGTCAGCCTCATCGAGGATAACATACTTACGACCACCGGATAGTGAGATGGAGGAGGCGAAACGAGCAATGTCGTTACGCAGGGTATCGATACCACCGTTCATAGAACCGTTGATAACGATATAGTCACATCCCAGTTCCTCACACATGGCCTTGGCAACCGTCGTCTTACCGACGCCAGCAGAACCAGACAGGATGAGGTTAGGGATATTCTTCTGATCGATGAACTGTTGGAACACAGTCTTCAGATGAGTAGGCAGGATAGTATCGGCAATAGTCTTAGGGCGATACTTCTCAACCCAGAGGAATTCTTCAAGCATAATATATCTCCATCATAAAGTGATGTCCGTCGCGAAGTTAGTGCATCCACGGACTCTGGCTTAGTGACCAGCAGCCACATTAACCGTCGTACTTAGAATTTGACTCCACTGCAATCCAGTATTCAACAGTCTCACCCTTGAAGTGGCTTAGACCCTTTGACGAGATGGATACGTCATACTTGCCTGGAATCAACTTGATATTGTCCGAACGGAATACCATGCGGAAGGTTGCATCGGTCTCACCGACCTCAACGCTGAACGAGTCGTTGGTTGCACCCTTAGTATCCACAGCCTGCAGGAGGATACGTCCTTCGATACCGGTTACTGCAATGTCAGGAAGTTGTGAGACACTCAATGCCTTCATGACACGGTTGAGTGCATCTTCGGTCAGAGTGAAACGAACTTCAGGATTAGGCAGTTCGATCTCCTTGTCAGGAGCAACCATAATCAGTGATTGATCGCTGAATGCATACTTGAACTTGTTGTTGCCCTCTGCGATCTCAACATAGGAATCCTTCAGGGTCAGTTCAGGCTCATTGAAGAGTGAGATGGTGCCAAGGAATCGGCTAAGGTCGTAGATTGCAAATGTTGCATCGAATTCTTGATTGAGGAATGCACGAGCAAGAACAGACTTGGTAGGCGAGATCGTGCGTACTTGATTCCCCTGCTTAATCATGATATTCTGATTAATAGACGAGAAGTTCTTGAGGATCTGTGTAGTATTAGGGTTGAGCTTCATAATATATCTCCATGTTAAAATGACTTATCCGCAGTCATTTACCAGTATAGCATGACTGCGGATAAGTGTACATCACTATTTTACTTTTTCTTCTTATTAAGTTGTCCGACATCTGCTGTAGCTGCTGCACCGATCTGGGCAAGATCTACTAGCGAACCACCGAAGACGTACATGCCGACATGCTGCAACTGCATCCATGGGCAGAACCATACCTTCATACCAGCCTTACGTGTCCACTGACAGAACATATAGTCTTCAGACAGATAACGCTTACTATCTGGGCAGATAGGCGTATCAAAGAATGCCATGATCTCACGTGTGCCATCAAAATGTTCGGTACGAACATGGTCAGGCTTGTACATCTGCTGAGGATATGCCTCGGCAAACTTGTCAAAGGTATTACGACGAATCATCATGAAACCAGTTCCAGCTTCAAGAACCTCTACTGGTTCACCGAGCGGGATCTCAGCTTTATCACCTGCTGGATTGAAGACGTAGTCACCGACATACTTCTCAAGGTTGTTAGGATCTTCATCGGCGAAGCCCTTGTCAACAGCCGTCTTGATCTTTTCCCAGC